GATTTTAGGTACCTTTTAGGCCTTTTTATGATTGCCTTTAAAGTGTAGGGTAGTAGAGCTAGAGAGCTATATAGTATAGTGGCTATAGTGTAGTTGTATAGTAGAGGGTTATCACTTGCCTTGTTTGCCTAAATCCCCAAAACCCCCGGCGAGGTACCTTGATATATGTATTAGGTATTATTATTATATTAATAGAGGGTATATTAGTTATAGAGGGGGATAGGTAGATATTGTACCTTAGTTAGCGTTAGTATGATTTTGTTTTGTTTTTGTGTTGGGTGGTGTGGGGGGTACCTGGTATTTATTCGATTAGGTATACCTGTATGAAGGCATATACTAAAAGGATTATGATTAAATTCATTCTGTAGATGAATTTCTTTGTTAGGTAGGCTTCTTCATTTAGGATTAGGAGCCAGGTTGTTACGATGAGTAGGGATTTTTTAGTATTATATGTACCTTGATATATGGGATAATGTTATCAGGGATATGGTGTATATTATTAGGGCTAGTGATTGTGAGATGATATATCTTATTTTGTTTGTTGGGTGGGTATGCTTGTGGGCTTGGTAGATATCCTCATTTCGTATTAGGATGAGGATAGTTCCTACGGATAGGATTATTCGGATTATGTGATAGAGGATGTTCATTTCTTTTTGTTTCTTAGTTTCTGTTGGGTACGGAGTAACTTGTTGAATTGGGATTGGGTATCACCGAATATATGTCCGAAGTTACTTGGTCTTAGTTTACCTGGAGTAGGGAAATGTTCACTCCATTTATCTTGGCCTGGTATGTATATTATGTCTTTCTTTTTTCATGGTAGTGATATTATATCGATTATGGTTATATCTGTTAGGTTTACTTCGAGGATTTCTCTTAGCTTTAGCCTTATGTAGGTACTATGTTTATGCCCTGGGTTTATTTCTTGTTTGGGGTAGCGGAGGTGGGTATTAAGTTCCTCAGTTCTGTACACTACGTTCATTTCTTCGCAGAAGCCTTCGGTAGTACCAGGTAGTGGGCCTGGTACTTCGAATGATACTAAGAATTTACCTGATTCATAGCCCTGGTCTTCATTTAGGAAGTTGGCTAAAGGTATCCTGTCTACTGAGCATATCCTCTTCAGATGGCCTGGTAGGGTTTCTGAATCTTCATAAAATACAAAGTCATAAGTATCTGTATTATCGGTCATTGTAGCAAATATTTCGATTAGCCAGTTAAAGTCCTCTAGAGGTACATTGTCTAGCCATTCCCATCCGATTGGGTAGTTGTTTATTGTTACGATTGATTTCATTTTAAAATTGCAGTTTTAAATCCGATAGATGTTAATTCTTGGATCTCTATATGTACTATCTCAAAGTAATCCTCTATGTCTTGAATAGATTTGAAATGAGTGTTATTTTCCTCGTCTCCGTATTCGTCTTCTATCATGTCTATGATTTTTTGATAGGCCTTTTCTTGGTTATCTTCAAGTGAGTGGTAGACATCTTGGACTTGGCCTTCTTCTACGATTACTAGAGTTGTTATTGTTAGTTTCATGATGTTAATTGAGTTGAGGGTTAAACATTTGTTTTGGTTGGCCTAATAGGCAGCAATGAGGATAACCTGCTTCATCGAGGATTCCCAGTATAAGATATCGATTGGTATCTCTGGGAATTTCGAAATAGAAAGCTGGTTTCATGTCGCCATCTATGAATGTAAAAACTATCTGAGTGTTTTTTAGTAACCCATTTAGTTGTACATGAGAAAGGTAGTTATAAATAGCTTCCCTTTGATTTCTTGGGTTTTTATCCCATGAGATGAGCATATCGTCATACCAATTTGGATTATCGCATAGCTTTTTAAGTTGTTGTTGAATATACGGTGTCATGATTTGAAGTAATAATATAAGTCCTCGATTAGTTTATCCTGTTCTTCCCATATAGTATCTGATACTACGTATTCTGATACGAAATAGTTATAGAAAGGCCCAAATAGTATTTTTAATACTATGTCCTTGAGTTCGATATTGAGTTGTTCCTCTTCTTCGGTAGAACTGGGTTTGATTGCCTGAAGTTCTGCCTTATAGGATGCCATTACGGCATCCTTTAGGGTTTGAATATATTCTGGGTTAGTTTCCTTGAGAATACTTAATTGTGATTTGAGTTCTTTACTTATCATGGGGCTTAGCGATTATGGATATGAATCCTTGTGGATATTGAGTATAGAATAATTGATAGTTCCCTGTGGGCAAGAAGACTTGCATTATGTTTGCAAGTAATGGGTAGATTTTCCATTGGTTTTCCTCTAGAAACTTGTCCCAGGCTTCTGATTCTTCGGGATAATTTCCAGAAAGTTGAATGTGATATTCCTTTTGTTCCGGAATAAATAAATTGGTTACTACCTGAATTTCGTCTGATTCCTTTTTGTATTGAGTAATAGGATACCAAATGCCTTCGGTTTTCCATTTATTGAGTTGGAACAAGGACATGCCATGTTCCAATACGTTTAAGAGTTTATATAAGTTTACCATAGTGATTATTTATTAAGTTGTCTAATTAGTTCTGATGCAGCCAGGAAATCAAAGAGTTGGGTTTCTCTTTTGTCGGATTCCCATTTTTCGAGAGCATTATATGTTGCCGTATATTGATATATCATGTCCTCATCTTGTTCCTCGTCCTGGATGAATTCCCGGAGATGTTTTTTGAGTCCAGTAATTATGTAATCCTGATGTTCTGGAGTTAATTGAGGAATACCAAATATGATAGCTTCTACCTGTGATGGAGAATAATCATAGTATTGGTCGTCAGCACCCTTTGTTAGATCCATGTGGGAGATAATGTTTTCCTTTAGATTTTCGAATAAGTCTTCCTCAGAAGAATATACGATTATGTAACCAGAGATATAAGAAGCAAGTGGATCATCATCCAGATCAATTGAGTAGACCCAGATATGTTTTGAATCCTTGTTAATGCAGAGACCATCAGCATAGTCGTAAGTAAAAAATGGGTGGGCAGCAAGCAAGTTGCGGATTTCGCTTAAATTTTTTAAATCATTCATAACGTCTATATTTAAAAATTATTTGAGAAATATTTCTCACTATGCAAATATAAATATAATATTTGAATTATATACTATATTTCTATTTCTTTTTATAAATACGGGAGTTCCAGGTTCTAGGTTTCGATAGGGATTTGTACCTGGACTCCCTGGGAGATACATTAATGGATTTAGGAATTAGTATAACTCATCGGCCAATAACGGTTCATTATTTGACTTATTTAGTTTCTCCTTCGAGCGTCTTGTAGCCCAGTTCTTATAGGGTTTGTAACTAAATGTACGCATTGTTTCATCGTATGCAGCATATACCATTCGTTTACGAGAGATTCTCCTTCCGTAAGTTTTCTTAAGATTAGCAAACCAATCTAGATACTCCTGTAAAGAGTTAAAAGTTTCTTTATGCCCGTCTAAATTACTCCTGGGACGGGTTTTCCATGTTGCTTCTATATAGCATTGGTGTAAGGTGATTGATATAAAGTATCTGCACCGGGTAGCACTAATGATAGTGCCCGTGGAGATTTCGATCTCCTGGGCAACTAATGGTCTAACGTTATACTTTGTCATGATATTGAGAAATTAAGTTGGAAAATCCAGTTGTTTCTATCGAGTTGATTGAATGATATGAACATCCCATCATTATCGGTGAATTCATTCATGAACCAAATTGCAGCATCCGCTAATTGTCCCTTATAGGGATTGGTATCTGCAGTTATCATTGATTCGAATGTAAATGTATAATAGGTAGTCTCATATATTTGGATTTGGTTGATATCCAAGCAATTGAGTTTGTAATCCTCTTCCAGTTGAATGAGAAGTCTCATTAAGAGATTTAAGAGATGACCCTGTTCATCAGAGTCGAGTTCAAATGTAGATTTCTTGTCTAAGAAATTGCGAACTACCTTAGTTAGTTGTTCGTCTTGATTGTAAGTTACTGAGTTGGTTTTCATATTTTTGTCTATTTTAAAATTGATATGCAAATATAATCATTTTTATTTTAATACTAAAATATATCCCTTTTATTTTTAAAGTGGCTGAGGATGTGTACACGCTATGAAAGGCAGTGGATTAGACTGCCTTTCAAATTTAGAGAACCATGGTATTCTTGGCATAATTGCAAGCATCCTCAAGGATATATGGAACAGAAGAGCATAAAGCAGCATAGCCAACTCGATTCAAATCATGATTTTTCTTTTCTAATTCCTCTTTGATTATCTTTTTAATAGATTCCCCAATCTTCTGAGATAATTCTTGAGATTGATAATAGATTCTCAATTGGTTGATAAGGTCTTTTAGGGCTTCATCACTGGGTGTTAAACATTCAGCCTTATCAAGATCTAGGATTCCATATCCAAGGTCTTTCCAAATCTCAAACCCAATATGAATTATCTCTTCGGTAAATCCACCGAACTCTTCATATTCGAGTTTAGTACCCATATCAAATCCCCAATAATATCTGGCTAAAGGTATCAGATATCCCGTTAACCTTTGGGGAACTAGATTCTCTATATAATGATCCAAAGTAATTATATAGACCTTATTAGGCCTCAGTGTTACTGCTATCCTGCATATTCGCTTTGTTGTCTGGCTCATAGTAGTGTAGTTTTTGAATTACAGCTTGAATATATGTATCCTTCTCACGGTATTGAAAGATAATTGAGATAAGCACCTCATCCTTGGGTAGTAACATTTGAATTAGATTCCCTGGTACTACTAAAGTAGGTATACATTTGCATTCTTCTCGAGAAAAATTCTCTATTATCATTTCAGACCTTCTTATTGGTTCGGGCTTAGTTGGGTCCAAAGTTAGGATTGGAGCAGTTACGCATTCCTTTAAGCCTTTTGTTAAGGCCTCATGTAACCATTCATCTTGAATAGTTTCGGCATTTAGCATAGTCATTTTAATCATATCCGGAATCTATTTAATGTCCATGTTTCGTATAAACAGTTTGCTTCTTTGTTCAAGTTTAGGGTTTTAGCCTTACTAAACACCCAAATCTCATAATCTCTATATTCTAAAGCCAATCTACTGAACTTAGAAGTTTGAAAGATTATTAGACTTGAAGTTCTTGATAGCATGTCAGCATGGCAAGTCACCTTATCCGAAGTAATCTTATCCTTAAAAGCCATTAATAAACTCTCATCTGACTTTTCTTGATTCTCCGTTAGAAGTTTGATAAACTCTACTTCTACATCCTGATTCATGTGTACCTTTCTAAAGGCGAATTTTTCTTTATTTTCCATACGTATCATTTTTAAGATAAGAACTCTTGAGCTAGTTCATCTTGAGTTCTTTCGATTATGTTCTTTACTATAGTTTTATTCTCTACTCTAGCCCACATATGTAGCATGCCCAATTGAGCATCCATATAGCAATCTATAAGTGAAGGATCTTTTTTGAATACTTCCCACTGTTTTACGAAGTTCATTCGAATTAAGTTCCTGTAATTATTATCCGATATATCATCTGTGTCTATATAAGCAGATACCCTCTTTCTTACTTCTAAAAGGATTTTCTCTAAGCTTTCGGGTAATCTGAAATTTTCTGGTAATTTATGATATACCAAAGCATTAGGTATCAATTCCTCAAAGGTAAACTGATTATCGAATAGTTTCTTTGGGTATCTACCTGAAAATATCAATGGTAGCTTATACCTTAGCAACGATGGTACTACGTCGTATATAGCATAATGTCTTCTATATTCTCGGTACAAGTCAAAATATAGATTCTCATCGAATATACCCGATTTCCTCATTATTGCCTGTAAAGTATTATAAGCAGCATTGATATGAGTATTATTCAATTTGAATACTAAGTTGCCATTTTTAATAGCAATGAGTTCACTACAGCATCTCTTTCGTCTAAATAAGTTCATGTGATTAAAATGTAAAGTCAATGTATATTTTCCTTTTTCCCTTGAGAAATTTTTCGTGATTTGAGTCATCATACTTATGGCAAGCATAAGTCTTAGATGATTTATCATAATGGTCTCTTACCCATACTGGAGCAGTATCAGTTGGTTTTAATTTAAAGTATGTACCCTGATTAACCTTGTTAACCTGAGTCTCTTTGTAAGATGTCTTTGGTAGTTCCATATTTTTGTCTATTTTAAAATTGATATGCAAATATAATTCTTTCTTTTTAAATATGCAATATCCGGATATAACTATGGAAGCTTACTATTTCGGAGGAATTGAGATGCAAATGAGCCGTCCTCTTTCTCTTCTTCCTCAAAGTCTTCATATTGGTATAACTCTGGGTCTTCTTCGTCTGGGTCTATACGCATTTCGATTTCTCTACGTAGTTCATGATGTTCTTTAGAGAATGAAGACATAGCTCCCTTATAATCATCAGTAATTTGCATTAACTCTGCTTTATTAAGGTTAAGACCCTCTTTACTTGTATCTACTCCTTCTTGTTTAGTAGCAACTACTTCAGGTAGAGACTTAATGTCATACCTATCCTCCAATAGTTTAGCCTCTTCTGGTTTATCTAATACCCTTTGTGATTCCAATACGATTTGACGTGCCTCTTCAACAGTGATTGCATTTTGCTGTGTTACGTTGTTCTGTTGATTAAATTGGGCAAAGATATTTGTAGTACTTCCTCCAGTAAGATTACGTACTATTGATTGCAGAGATGTAGAGGATTCAAGCTTTAATTTAAGGGCCTTTCCCAGCTCGGCAGATATAAACGGTACGTATTTCCCTCCCTGAGATTCTCTTAGGATATTAACCTGATGGGCTATTTCCATACGGTCTTCTAATGCCCATGCTAGTTGTTCTCCCATTAACGCTTGAAGTAAATCTTCTGCTTTTTCTTTATCCCATATTCTAGAGCTTAATAGCCTATCTCTCATAAATACCCGTATGTAATTAATATCTATACCCATACGGTATGAGAATGTATTGATATCATAAGTGATACCACATAATACTCCATTACCCATCAGCCATTGATTAATAATGTAATTGTGTATCTTTATCAGAAGTTCATCATTTGGGTTCTTCTGATATTCTAATGCCATTGCAGTAGTCCCCATAGGTCTTGGGAATCTTACCATTTTATTTTCCTTTTCTGACATACAAATGGGATTTTCTGATATCGGAACTTTCATCATAACCCATATACTCTAAATCGAACCTTACATACAGATTCAAAGATAGGTTATAGAAATATCCCCTATACTTTTTCTTATTCACTGATAAATTAAAGGGTTCACCAGAGATTAGGTCCCTGGTGAATACTAAATTACCTTTCCCAGTGATGGGAATATTAAGGCAAAGTTTATAATCTCCTACCTTAAATTTATTCCCATGCAGGTCTGTGATTTCCCTTGCCATAGTTTGCCTTTTTATGGTTCGTAGGTTTTTTGTCTTGTTTACTACGGTTATTGGTTATCCCCTTTTGCTCTTCGATTAATTTCTGAACCTTTGGGAATAACCTTTGCCTTAAAGGAACTACCTGAGTAGCGAAAAAGGCATTCCATAATTTCTGAGTTAATGGTTCTCCTATTTTAAGTTCTGAGATTGCCCAGAATTTAGTTTCGAAATTCTTAACTATTTCCCTAAATCGGTAGTAGTATATATTGCCAGTCTTTTTATCTATCCCAATTGTAGTGGTTTGGCAATAATCTAGAAATTCTTTACCTAATTCGGATATAAACTCTTCCCTTTTAAAATCATAATTCTCTTGGTCGAGCTTAAATAATTTTACGTAATCGATTGCTTCCATATAGATTTAGTTTGTGATTATTAAACGAGGTATACTTTCATCTGTAATTTGAAATAAGTACCCTCTTACATCATCCTCATAATAAGAGGACCAATATGTTCTTCTAACTCTGAAATTATCAAGGATTGCCCCTTTGGGTACTCCAGTAATAAATAAGCAATGCTTAGGCATCATTGGAGTAATCTCAAATTTCCCATCCTTGAAATTACCATAGGTACCGTAGTCGGGCATATTACCCGTAAATCCAGTATTCTGTAATATGTCTTGAACCAGAGTAGTTTGGGGTATTTCCTTTTGGTTACATTCTATGGTTAACTTCGATTTGCCTATATATAGGTCTTTAACTATTTCTCTAAACATTTGTATACGATTATATGGGTAATACCATTTTTCTTGAAGTAAAGGTTATTCTGTGAACGTTCCTCTAACTTCTTTAATTCTCTTCGAGATTCAGTACAAATTCTATCAGATTTCCTTAATATATCTGATACATTATCCCAGATGGGTGCCATTGGTTCTACTGGCCCTGCATAGATAACCTTATGTTTAGTTTCTATTTGGGGATATTTAGATTTATACTGATATTTGCCTTTGCAATAAAGTACGTTATACTTTTCAGGTTCGTTTCTTTTTTCGTTTTCCATTTTTGTTAGGATTAATGTAATCGGATATTTCATCAAGTTGCCCTAAAAGCAATGCCTGAATGAAAAGGTTTATAGGCCTGAAAAAGAAATTCCTTACGTTATCAGTATTTATATACCAATCGTAAACGATAAAGAACTTCTTAATCTTGGAGTGCTTAAGTGAATGTTGGATTAGATAGGACTTACAACATCGTTTATGTAATTCTACCAATTCTTTGTCCTGCTTAAGCATCTCTTTATCAGAGAAGATAGTGTAATCCATTTTGTATGAATTGAGATGCCCAGGTAATTATCCCGGGCACCTGGTTAATAAAGGTTTATGCAACTTGTTCTGGTTTGAGGACCTTCTTTTTAAAGTCCTCATAGGCTTTAGCCGCAGCCTTAAACTCCTTAGAGTTTGTATCTTTGATACGAGCCATTGCAAGTTCCAATCGATGGAGTTCGTTTCGAGTTTGCTGTCTCCATTTCTTCCGAGCAAGAGTATCAACTACATCGGCAGGGTATACGTATTTAACTTCTCGGTTGGAGATTACCTGTTCAATGATGGAAGGTTTCTGTTGTTCTTTTACCTCCTTGACTACCTGTTCTTTTTTAGATTTGGCAAGCTTTGCATTTGGGGTAAGTTCTACCAATTTAGCATTGGCAAAAGATTTGGCAGCTTCTTGAGCATTTTCTACCAATTCCTTTTTAGTCTTTTTGGCCTTTTCTTTAGAAGCCTTAGAAGTTGTGGACTTTGCATTCTTAATGCCTTCAAATTGTTCTGCAACCTTGTTGCTGATAAGGTTAGTAACCTTGTTTTCATTCTTTTTCATAATGTCTATATTAAAAATGTTAGTAAATTGATTTCTTTATGCAAATATAAGAATAATATTTTTAATACAAAAATAAATCAAATAAATTTTTATATTTGCTAAGGTTAATCGGCTAGGAAGTCAAAGACCTCTGGAGGATAGTTTATTTCGTCCTCTGGGTCATTAATATAGTTTTCGTATTCGTCATTATATCTATCATAAATGTTCTCGGTTTTAGTATTAGGTACACGAGTACATTTTTCAGGATGTCTTTTTACGAATTCATAAGCTTCTTCGGTAGTCATTACCTTATCTGATGTAAATTCATAGGTCACATAAGAGTAAGATTCGCCTAATCTAGAAATTTCATATTGCTGATATCCAGATTTCTCAATCTTATATAATTGATTTTCTGGAATCGTCTCTATTTCTACCCTATATTTATACCATTGTTTCTCTTTCTCTTCTTTGGGTTTAATTCCTAAACTATCCGAAAGATAATCCAACCGAATTATTGGACTTTCAAAACGAGAAGGAGCAGTGCTCACTTCTATGGGATGAGTTCTATTCTCACCTATAAAGTAAACCACTGCTCCCAGAGTTACCAGGCCCAATATGAATTTAGTTTCTGAGTTCATATCCGGTAGTTTTAAACTTATCCTTGATATTATGGTTTAAGTATTTACCTTTTGATTCTGATTGGTGTAAACCATTGCAGATTTCATAAGGTACCTTATCATAGCGATATACTCGGTTATTTTTAAAAGCAACCCAAAGTTGTTGTTTCTTTGAGTCGTAACCAAAGCCCTCAATGTTAGAGGATTCGCAGGGAATCATTTCAACCCCGGTGTTCATTTCTACTGATTCTAAGTATTCGTTCTTCCCCATGTCTGTATTAAATTTTTAAAAGTGTTAATTCTGGGTGAAATTTGAGATTGGCTTTCTGGAAAATTGCCCAAGTACCAAGTACTCCCTGGGAATTGTTATGTACCCATTCATCTTCCATTCTGAATAATATGTGTGAGCATACTAATATCTGATATTCACTTAACATATTTATCAGTTGGGGAGTATTCTCAATCTCTACGTATAATTCAAGATGTTCATCTAATGCCCGTATAATCTCGTCATCTTCAATCTGAAGGAATTTTTTGATTAGGTCTTGGGCAATGTTATTGCCCTTTTTGACATCCTCCTTGATTGAGTTGAGAGATTCGATTTGAATACCAGCGATGAGCTTTACAATGTCTTTTGTTTCTTTGTCCATAGTTAAATTTTTCTTTATGCAAATATACTAAAATTATTTTATATAATATATTCTTTTTATAAATACGGAGGTAAATGTTAGCGGCTCTTGATTTCCTCTATCTTTTCCTTGATAGAATCTGGGAATACTGCATCATCTACCCATCTCATAAAGAATTTGGAAGGCTTCTTTTCTGGGTTGAGAAGTAATTGCCTTTGTTCTGTAGAAAACTTAATACGTTCGTTTTCTCTCATATATTTAGGAAGTTTAGTGAATTCTGCCTGAGAGAAAGAGATGACATTCTTACCAACTTGAGCCCTCAATGGTTTCTTCCTTTCTTTATAAAGATACGGAACAATTTTCTTCGATGGTCCACCAAGGATGCTAAACCCGAAGATAACCATTGGATCGAATTTATCTGCTTTGGGGTCTTTGGCCCGTTTGATACATCTTGCCATCCAGGAGAATGAATTTGGATATTGCTTATTATCGGTTGCTTCTCCAACATCCTTTTTATCGAACTCAAATCCGGGAAAGTGATAAAGAAAGTCCTCCGTAAGGATAAATACAAAACCCAGTTCTCTTAGGTATTTGATAATCTCTTGTTGGCTTTTACCTTCTTCAACCCTTTTCTCTACATCTGCAAGAATATCCTCCCTTGGTGATTCCAATTCCTTAGTTGTAGACCCTGCAGGTCTTCCTCTACCAGCAGTTGGTGCCTTAGCAGGCAATGTACCAGATAACCTATCTAAGTATTCTTTGAAGTTATCAATATCTTGTTTATTAGTAAGAGTTACTTCTACTCTTATGGGACCGTTATGCTGTACCTTTGGACCTGAATTCATCTCGGTATAGGCATCTACCAACCTATCTGATAATGTGGTACCATTCTCTGATAGTGTAGTGATTCTAAGTTTTGGTTTATATACTTCTTGTTCCATTTTCGACTTAATTAGAAAATAAAAGGCCTGAACAATTTTTATATTGCCAGGCCTTCTACCATTATTAACGAATACTCAAAAATATGATAAGTAAAAGTAAAAAGTGCTCTTATTAATCTTCTTCTTTAGCGGCCTTCTTTTTCTTCTTGTCTTTGGCCTTCTTATCTTTCTTATCGGAAGCCGGTTTTTCTTTTACCTTTTCTTCCTTAGAAGCCTTACCTGAAGCAAGTTTTCTTTGCTCCATACGGTATTTTTTCTTCTCAGCCGAAGTCATTTCTCTGCCATCGATGAGAGGATAATCGTATTTGGTAGCTGTTCTACCGCCATTTCCTTTCTTTTCCTTTTTCTCTTTGGCAGCCTTCTTCTCAGCTTTTTCCTTCTTCTCTTTTTCCTGAAGTTTTACCAATTTCTTGTTGTTCTTTTGGTCAGCTTCAGGATAGGCAGCAGCAACTTTGTCTCTTTCCTTATTGAGCTTGTTTACAAGTTCGGTAACCTTTTTACCATGTTTCTTGTCTTTGGTCCAATCCTTAGTAGGGTCCAACTTGTTCTCTTTAAGGTAAGCATCCAAAGCTTTCTTAGCCTTTGTGAGTTCCGGAGTCTTGGATTCCGATTTACTCTTCTTTTCGTCTTTCTTAGCCATTTTCATTTATATTAGGTGAATAATTGGATTTCCTATTTACATAATACCATAGTTATACCTTCCTAATTTGGGTTGGGATTTCTTTAATTTCTAGGATTTCTAAACTGCATTGTTTTAAAACTGCCTCGAGTTGAAGTATATCTTCTACCTCTTTCTGAGATAAGTCCGTAAAAGTTTGTTCAAAAGTTTCTTTCTGTTCTCCTCTTATAAAATTAAATTGGGCAACGATATAAGTCCCATGAAGTTTTTTGTTCAGGGCTCCTTTAAGAGATATGAGTTTTCTTTTCAGATAATTACTCTTCAACCTATGGGATTGGTATTCGCCTTTCTTACCCTTACTAAGAGCTACCTTTTTAAGGTACGAAACATAATCTAATTCTCTGAGAGTTTGATTAATGTTTCCCACTAATAATCTTAAGTCTTTTTCCATTTGGGTCTTTGCATTACTTGGTTAGATACTTCCTGAGTTTCTTCTGATAGCATTTCTCTTGCCTCATTTATTATATTGATGGCAAGTTCCCTTTCATCGGGTCCCAGGTTTAATTCTTTATCTTCTAGTGCATCAATATAAGTATTTATTAGGTTATCCAATGCAAGTATTCGAATGTTCTTTCGAATTGCTAATTTCTCTTCTTCCATGGGTATAAAAAATTAAAGCCCACTACCTTCACAGGCAATGAGCTTTTGGCTGAACAACGTCCTAAGTGTAGATGTTATTCATATGAGCTTAAACTCTAAATTTATATAGCAGACATATGGGATAGTAGTTAGTAAGTTAGAGTTTAATCTTCTGATTCTTCCTCTTCTTCTTCCTTAGACTTTTTGTTTTTCGGAGAACAAATAACGCCATGTCCTTTCTTAGACTTAACTGTAAGAGTTCCCGGAACGAATGAAACTGAAGTTGATACCGGTTTGCCATCCGTAACCAATACAGAAGTAACCACTACACCCTGATAGCCTTCCTTGTTCTTAACGGCATAACCAAAGTTCATTACCTTGGATTTGTCGTTAATGGCAATAACGTCGATTTGCTTGCTGTTAGGGCGTTGTTCAGCCGGCCGATTCTTGAGTGCCTCTTGACGAGCTTTACGTTTAGCTTCTTTTTCGGGGTCTTTTTCCTTATCCCCTTTCTTCTTGGAGTCTGATTTCTTTGTTGCCATAATTTTTAATGTTTTATAAGTTAATGGTTATTATAAGTAAACTTCTACGTTTATTAATAGTTGATAGTAAAGGTAGGGAAATTTCCCTACCTTCTTTTAAATCTTGAATACAGTTACCAGATTACTTTTTCCCTTTCTTGCCCTTACCTTTGGCTTCTTTCTTTGCCGGCAATTTGAGACCGAGTTCTTTGGCAATTGCTTTACGGAGTTTTTCGACTTCGTCTTCATCGTAATCGTCTGGGTCAGTTTCAAGGTCTTTGTCGTCGCAGACATCCTCAAGTTCTTCGAAGTCCATTTCGGCAAGTTCTTCACCGGTCAGTTCTTCCTCTTCTTCTTCCTCTTCGGAATCATCATCATCATCATCATCATCATCATCATCATCGTCATCATCCGATTCCTCTTCTTCTTCGGAATCATCATCATCATCGTCTGATTCTTCCTCTTCCTCTTCTTCCTCGTCATCGGATTCAGAACCAAAAAGGTCTTCGGCTTCTTCGGCAGAAAGCATGATAGGAGCAGGGATAATCTTTACTGAGCCGTCTTCGTACTTAATGATGATTGCACCATTGATTTCTGTTCTGGAAACTTCTTTCAGTTCCACTTCTTTTTTCTTCTTAGCCATTTTCGTAATGTTTAAGTTGGTTAATAATTTATTTATATCACTCTGTTATAAGTTTCTTTACCAGTATGGATTTCTGAGTATACCCAGATTTTACTAATTCCTCCTGAGCAATATTGAATTGTTTTATCTCATCTAGAGTTGTCTTTAATTCTAATTGAGATTCAATTGTTATTGCCTGAGAGGCAAGTTCCTTGTCACCTTGATAAGTGACTATCTTAAACTTCTTACCTGCAAATGGGTTTGCTGGTTGATGTGCTGTGATTTTAAAACCTTCGTTATTATTCATTGCTATATTTAATTTTAGTTATCCCAGGAATACCCACCTTCCCAAATACTTCGGTATAGGATTTGTATTTCCCTTTTATCATTGTTTTATAGTTATCGGATAATCGAATTGGGTAGACCAATATTTTATTTTCTATCATCCTATTTGTCATTATATAAGCATAAGACCTTCTAAGTTTAATACTCTCTAATGGAACAAACCCTTGAAATAATAGAGACTTCTTAATAAACCTTTCTTTAGGCAAATACCCTAAAAATTTAAGTGATGCCTCATCGAATATTTCAAGCATATCCCTTTGTGCTTTGATAAATAGTACCTTTTGTATTGGGATGTTCATCTTCTTTCTTAAATATAAAGCCAATAAACTTACCAATGGAGGATACTGCAGGAATAACAGATTGAATTTATGTTTCTCCTCTTGACTCAGCCTGTTGTAAATCCTGTAGGATAGCAAGATTGATTTGTAATCTCTTTTGCCTTGTATACTTGGGAGATATGCCTTGCCGTTGTCCATAGAGTTTGATTGAGTACCTTTCATTGAATTCCTTTTTTCCTTTAGACTTAAAGACTCGGTGCATTTGTACCATAAATCTTCTTCGTCGGTGTTTATCTATGTGATATTCATCGGGCATTATGAACTTCCTTGCTTTTACGAATTTACCCTTAAACCAGAATTTAGTACTACCCTTTTTAAGAAGTTTACCATTCATATCGGATAATTCTCTAATGCCTTGTTTTATAAGTTTCCTCCCAGATATTATATGGATATATTGAAGAACATCTACACCATAAAGATAAACTAAGGTAACCTTTACTTGGTGTCTAGTAAAGTATGGTATACCGGTTAGATGTTTCCTATATAATTTCTTTTCAGTAACAATCTTATTGGTAGTATCTGGTCTCCAAGTCCATATATAATATCTATCTGGTCGTATGGGTCCGTTGTTACTTTCCTTTAGTTTTACCATTTATATTCCTCTTTGCCATTCTATACCAAAGATTAATAGATTTCTCATTTGCTTCGGGGAATTTCTTTTTCATTCTCCGAATAATTCTATCAAGTTCAAAACCTTTTGCAGTTAATTCGAATACATAAGATTTCTTTGTACCCTTGATAAGATTAAATTCATCCCTCTCTCTTGGTGGTTTCTTTTCTCGAGGTTTCTTTATCCCAGGAACTCGTTTGGTTCTTCTTTGCCCATTTTCCCCTTCTTCTCCGAGAAACCCAAGCCTTAATCGAGAATTTCTTAATGGGTCATCTTTCGAATACCCAATATTTTCTAATTGCTTATCCATCCAATCGTCATATTTATCAATTAACGATTTATCGGGCTTTTCTTCTGATACATTGATATAATGTAATAAATCAAATACCCCAGCAGAACAAGCATCAGGGAAAGGCATCCCTAATATGATAGCCTTTCTCTTTAAATCCTTATAAGTCATGTTTCTCCCAGAAGCACCAAGGAAATTTGATTTCTCCTTGGATGGGGCTTTCATGTCTTTTCTACTCTTTTTTGCCATATCATCAATATTTTTAAATATTCATTTATTTTCTTTGCAAATATAAGAATAAATAATTTAATCTTATCTTATTTCTCTATTTATTTTTATAAAAATCCGAGGTTTTTGCTCGGTTCGCAGCAGTGGATTTAGGTTTTTTATGCTTTCTCTTGATATGTGTGTTATAAGCCATATCCAATTTCTTAATATTGAATTCTATGTTGTTCACTTGATTATAGTTTACTGCTTTTTCCACACAGCAACGGTACTCTGGCCAGAATTTTTGTCCAAGCTTAACAGATTCGGTTTTAATCATGAACTTAGATACCATAAAACCAAAGGTATCAGCATCATCTTTAGTTTTGAATACATACATGTAAAATCTACTGAATTCATCTACTACTTCATCCAAAGGTCTTACTGGTAACAATAGATAACCATCAGTATATAGGTCCTCAGATATTAAAGCTACCCAATACTTTTTCTTTCCTGGTTTTACTTTATACCTAAACCTTTCCTTGAGTTTAGTGTGCATCCAATCTGGTACCCTATTAAGTAGGTATTTGATATATATCTTATCCTTCTTATTCGACCGCCTTTTAAATGCAGATGGCTGTTGTAGCATCCTTGGAAGTATTCTAAAGTTATTCCACCTATCAAATTCAAGAATTAATCTTAGAGTATCTATGTCCCATTCATCCTCAGACTCCTTTAACCTCTTCATGTTTCTCTCTATATTTTTAGAGTTTACCTTTGGGAGTAATTGAGCTGAGTCTCCTGTGAATAAGCTTGCTTCTTTTCTTTTTAATCGTTTCTCTAAACATCCCTCCATATAATCTTGGAAATTCCTCTCACAGGGGCAATCTGGTCGAAAAATAGAAGTGTGTTTCTCAAAAAAATCCGAGAATAGCCTAAAGAATTTCTCTGACCGTTCCCGGATTTCAAGATACTTGTAATGAGATAACTTTAAAATTTCACCAGCTTCCCATGAAGATTTACTTTCTGATAGTTGAAGGAATAATGATTGTTGTTCTTTATCAATTAAACAACTCCAGGCTTTTTGTTGGGCTTCGTTCATAACATTAAATTCTCCTATATCTCATTATACTATCAATTGCTTCATTGGTTATCTGATTAGGGTCATATTCCCCAGAATTAGCATAAAGCTTATCTGGATCATGATTTAAATATACACTATATATAACGTTGTCAAAAGGTAACCATACTTCCATTCTTCCCATTTCAGGGTATATAAGAACTTTTACTCTTTTACAAAGATGGTCAACCTCTAATACTGTAGCATCTACTCCCTCATAGGGATAACCCCGTAATACTAAGTAATCTCCAGGCTTTACATTGACTAAATCATCTACTGAAAACTTCTTATTCTCTCTAGCAATACGTTTAAATCGCCTTACTTCTTTTCTACTACAAGTAGCCACTAAAGAGAAATCATCAAAGTCTTCTGCATTGTCAATCCTTACCTTTTTCTTTCTTGGGTGCATTGTCTCGGTATTACGTAACCAAGTTCTGATACCAGATATATTCCTACGTAACTTATTAAGAAAGGGCCTTGAGAATGCTAATTTAGTGGGCATTCTCATAAAACCATAATTGAATAATACTGGTACTTCTTCGAATACCATCTTACCCTTTGTGGTTTTTCTTAATACATTTACCATAGGAATAATTGCCTTGATTTGGTCATACCCCTTTTCTTTGAGTTCTTTATTAATTTTATCACAGTACTTCCTTTCAAGGTAAAATATACAATATGAGTATGGGGTATGCTTCTTCATAGGTTACCGGTTTTTAAGAATTAACTTAGTTTGTTTATGTACTAACTTATAGTTTACATTCTTCAATATGTCACTAGCCATGAATACATAAAGAATCTCATCTATCTTTGGTACATCAATTACCATAATATTGGCTTTATCGAATAGGGGTTTATAGAATACGGAAGATAAATCCTTTCCAACTACAAAGAAAAATTCTTCTGAGGGCATTGAATTATATCTCATACAGAGTATAGGAACTTTATTTGCTCTTTTTGCATCCTTAGAAGCTTGTTCCCAGAATTTCAATATATCGCATCCCTTATTACCTAAGAGTAGATGTTCAAACTTAATCTCTTTATAATTCTTGCATTCGATAGATATCTTACATCTATGAGCATGCCTTTCATCAGTACAGGTTAAATCGGAAGTGGAGTCCTTGTTTGAATGCCAAGCTCCACTCCCTGCTCTATTCCTTTCAAATTTGTACCCGGTCCATTTTGTAAACCAAGCACCTATCTTTCTTTCGAATCGATTTCCTTTATTCTTAGAGTTCATAATATAATGGTGTATTGTATTTTTATATACCATTATAGTAATTGGTACCTACTCAGGCCTTGGGTCTTTTCCACTTGCAGAATTTTGGTATTACCAAGAGGAAGTGAATCTAAATGGGTTATCAAGAATAGAGTTTTCTCTTTGAATATGTGACGTATTAATGAGGTAACTACTTCTATGTTATCTGAACTTAAAGATTCAAATACCTCATCGAGAAATGCTAAATTAATCCCCTTAGAAGCAATAAGAGCTTCATTCATTGCAAATGCCATTGCAACACAAACCAACTGTTTCTCGCCACCTGATAGTTCATCGTAATCTATAATCATCCCATCTCTTTCAATAAGAGTAACAAATTCTTTTCTAGCAGTGCCCAAATCAATATTAAATTCAATCCTAAATCCCAATACCTCTGAATACTTATCAAGGCATTTATTTAAGAACTCAAGGGATGAATCAAATAGATAAGCCTTAATCCCATTATTACCCAATGGGTCATTAATTAACCAGTTATAATTCTCTAACTCTAACTCTTTATTGTGAAAGTCTTCATCAACCTTCCGTAAATTCTTCCTAATCTCCTTAAGTTTTTGTTTATACTTTGGAGACATGACCTTAAGCTTTTCTTGCTTGAGCTTAGCCAGGTCTTCGTCAATAGAAGCAATATCAGAAGCAATATCATCACAGTCTGATTTTAATTTCTTATACCTATCATTTACACTACTAAGTTCTTCCAACCTTTCTGATGCCTCCTGATACTCCTTATCATATTTATCAAGGTCAGAGAACGCTTTATATATTGATTTGGCATCACGTAATGCACGTTTGTAGTGACCAGCTTCTAACTGTATTACTAATTCTTTAATTACTTTCTTAAGAGGTACATTTGATAAATTCTTGGCATCTTTTATCTTACTCCTCAAATCAAGGATTAGTTCATTTTGTTTTTTAATCTTTATCTGAAGCGAAGCATCTACTTCATCCTTGATTTGTTTTTGTTTTTCAATTAGTAGCTTAGTTAGCTTTTCTCTATCTTGCTTTAACTCTCTTCTTTCTTCTTTGATTTTTTGCTTGAAGGATTTTTCTCTATCTCTCATATCGAAGTAAGCTTCCTTGTTAGCCTCTAATTCTTTCTTAAGCATTTGAGACTCATGCTCTACCTCATTTATTTGAGATATCAAGTTATTTTTATCTTGTAATGCAATGCCTTTAGCAAGGTTTAAGAACTCTAAATCAAATACTTCTTCGAATATCTTTTTCTTATCCGAATTAGATTCTTGTATAAGTCTTTTTATACCCTGACCAAACATGATTGAGTTCATAAACAGAGTATATGATAAACCTATCTCTCTGTTTATAAAATCCTGTATCTTCCCCTTCCCTTTTATATCGACTATATCTCCATCTTTCATGAAGATAAGTCTGTCTTTGCCTTTAGCACCATCCTCAAGTACTTCATCATACTTTTGACATCTAACTATCTTATATGTATGAGAATCTTTCTGAAAATATACTTGTACCTTAGTACCCTTGTAATCTTTAGGCCTTACTTGCTTCCAAGTATTTACCTCAGAAACACCCTTTAGGTTTTTCCCATATATTGCCCATACCAAGGCAGAGAGAATAGTTGATTTCCCTTTCCCATTTGGGGCCTTGATAAGTATGGTACAAGTTGGGTTTAATTGTAGGTGTAAGGATTCTATTGAACAAAATCCTTCTGCCTCTAAGTTTAAGAACGTTAACATGACTCAGCCTTTTTAAGTGTTTCAATTAATAGATTAGTTTTAACCTCATCTTTAATACCTTTCTCTCTTAGGTATCTCTTTGCTAGAGACTTCTTAGAAAGTTGCTTAGTAATCTTATGTTTGTTATTAACTGGAGTACTAGCTTTTTGAGGGATTACCGTATAATAATTGCCATCATCCTTAATATCCTCTTCCCTTTCTACATCGATGAACTTTGGGAAATTTTTCAAAGGTACAAACTTCAGAGACAAATCCTCGTAGATTTTCCAATACCCCAATTCACAATCTCTATCGGTTCTCCTTTGATGGTTAGGGGCTCCAATCATATAAACCTTCTTTGATAGTCTTTGTGGTTTGTGTATATGCCCACATAATACTAAATCGAACTTATTGAGAACATTCACATTTAAGTTCTCTACGGAATCTATTTCCCTACCATCTGTATCTTTTGCACCAGGATAATCAGTGTGTAGTAAAAGAATATTCTTTTTACTTTTATCTAATTCTAACTTCTTTAAGTATTCACTTAGACCCACATTATTATCAATATAAGGAACCCCATATACCATAATATCTTTATGTGTAGAAGATAGTTGGGTTTTTTCATAATCTAATATCATGATACCATACTTCTCTACTTGATAAAGCCAGCTAAAGGGTTTAGTACCAACCTTACTTATTTTCTTAATATCATGATTTCCAGATATGGCATATATCCAAAATCCTTCGATTAGTTCATTATAACATATCTCTGCTAATTCTTGGTCCATTGTTTCGGCCTTATGAAATAAGTCTCCACAAAATAATGCAGGACAGTTAAACCTTCTACATAATTTCCGTATAATCGACAAAACCCTGAAACTATTCAGGGTCCTGTGATTGTTCTCATTAAACTTAGCCCATAGATTTATATGTAAATCTGAAAAGGCTATTGCTATTACTTCTTTCCCCATATCCTATCTAAATGGCAATTGATTTGTTCCATTCTCATACCTAAATCGAGCTCAGATATACAAATAGTGGGTATTTCCCAATTTGCAAGCAATTCCCCCATAAGAGATGATATCTGAACTTGGAAGAATCTGTTAAGTATTCTCTTACCATTATCTTCCATTGACCAATGCTTATAAGTATCTAGATTTAATGGTAAGAAGATTGCTACATCACATTGATCTTCCATTAAAGTCTTACATTGACAGAAAAAATGTTCCATTTCACATTCTGGTAAAGTTCTTGATTGCTTATACCAAAAATAAGCAGCCAAATCTGCATAACTCCTATCAGTTACGAAGTATTCTCTACCCTTGAATAACCTATTCCTTTTGTTCAGAAGTTGAAAATCTGCTTTATACAATGCCTCCGAACCGAGGGATAATATTTCATTATGTGATACCCCTTCAGTAGCAGGTAATAAATCTGACATACTACCAGAAATAAAAGGTAGATCTTCTCTCTTAGCTACATACTTAGCTAAAGTAGTTTTCCCTATACCAGAGGGACCCACAAACATAATTCTCTTACTCATGATGTAATGCTTTAAATGGTTTTATAAATTCATTTGTCAAAAATGATGCTAAAGAGTATTCGATACAAAGCTCTTTGAATTTCTCATACTTAAACTTCTTCTTTGACTTAATTGGTAACTTATCCAATGGATTATGTCTTACAAACCAGAAAAGGTCGATTAACTGTTCATTCCTTTTCCATATTTGAAGATATTCTTTGTTCTTACTCTGGGCAATAAACTTCTCAATTCTACCCTCATCAAGGATTTTCCTTGCTTTTACTGGGCCTATACCCGGGAACCCTGGTATATCATCGGAAGTATCTCCAACCATTGCAAGGTACTCTACCGTTTCATGAGAATGATAACCGAATAATTCTTTGCAGTTATCCATTCTTATCATCTCATCTTTTCTGGGATTATATATCCTCAGGTTATTTGATAGCAACTGGTTAAAGTCTTTATCCGATGATATAAGTATCATTTTCTCGGATTGGAATTTTTTAATTGCAAGGTATGCTAAGAAGTCATCTCCTTCATATACTGTAGATTTCTTTTTATCGAAGATATAATTAATTCTTAGCATACCCAGCATTTTCATTATAATTGCCTTTTGCTTTTGCAATGATTCGTAATCTACAGATATATTTTTTCTATGTCCCTTGTAATTGGGCAATAACTTCGTCCTTACTGGTGAATGACCATTATCGAATGAAATATAAACCTCATCCGGTTCGAACCTCGTAAGATACATATGTAGAGATTTGAAAAATCCGAATATTGCCCCACTCGGTTTGCCATCGGTAGATTTAAGTTTTTCGAACTTATGAAAAGACTGATGGAGAATATTCTCTCCATCAATCAGTAATATTGTTTTCTTGCTCATCGTCCAAAATCTAATTCATAAAGTGAAACTTCTTGAATCTTTTCCTCTCCAAGATATACATCTAAATAATTCTCTGGTGGGCTATAAGCATCTAGATACCTAACCCTAGATTCCATTCTCAAATTTTTCTTAAGGTACTCTTTAATTACTTTCTCTATACCTTCTACCTCTTTCTTACTCATCGTCTTCCTCCTCGTCATCTGACTCGTTAAATGATTCATATTCTACTCCATCTACTGGATATAAATTAGTAGTCAATGCTACTATCTTCTTTCTAGTTGTACCGATAGTATTTATCTCAGCCTTCTTTAATAGTTTACGACGAAGTTCATCATCCTCTTCCAAAAGCTTTTGGAATTTCTCTTCACCTCTTGCAAGAGTTTTTCCTTTGAACTTATATACTCCACCTGAAGATTTTTCTATGATATCATTTTCTACCAATACATCCTCAAGAGCATAGCATCTATCAAAACCTACTTCATGGAACTTAGGATTGAAGTAAACTGGGCACTTACTGATTGTAGGTCTTGGAGGAGCAACTTTATTTTTAATAAGTCGGATTGTGACCAATTTACCAGCTTTCCGTTCTTTACCTTTCTGTTTAACAGTGATAGACTTGCCTGAGTAAAAGGCAGCTCTGATTGAAGCGTAGAACTTAAGTGCTGCACCTCCTGTAGTAGTTGTGTTATCTTTTCCAAATCCGACATTTAAAGCAGTTCTTAATTGGTTAATATAAATCTGAGATACTCCCAGCTTGTAGAATAACTCACTTCTGATACGGAAGTATTTGTAAAGAGCCTTTGCTCTACCTCCCATTTCTGCTTTACCATCAACCATCTTAGCATCGATATTATCTGTACAGTCTGTAGCTGCAATAGAATCTATCACTAAGAGAATCGGTTCATTATTAGTTAATTGAGAACGTAAGTAAATTGCTAAATCTGCTACTGCGTCAGAAATATACTCGATTCGAGTATCTGTTAATACCGTAACTTTTTCTGGGTCTACTCCATTAGCTTCTGCCCAAGAGTTCATCCAAGACTGTTCGGCATCTACCCATATAACATGACCTCCAAGTTGTTGAGTAGCATAAGCAAAGTTATAAGCCACTAAAGATTTACCAGAGGATTCCTCTCCAGCAATCTCAACGATTTTACCATAAGGAATACCCTTACCGAATAAGTAGTTCAGAGCAAAGAAAGTAGATGGTATATATAAATCGGTATCAGTAACTTCTGAAGCTAATTTAATCATACTTCCATATTTCTTTGCCATCTCATTTGCTGTTGGTACTTTTAAACCAACCTTAGATTTCTTTGCCATAATGTAATGTCTTTAAACTAAAGAAGGTGATAACTGAACGAATCTAATTACCACCTTCAAATGAAACCATATTACTAACCCTTAAATATCCGATTTGTATTTTCTTTTCTTTTTCTTAGGTTCATCATCTTCCATGTAATGGTCTTTGTGAACTCCCTTTTTCTTTTTCTCCTTTGACTTATCGTCATCATCCCCCTGGTCTTCGTTTAGATACTGTGAAAGTAAATCTTCCAACTCATCATAGGATTTGATTTGAGAACGAACTATCCCCTCAAGGTCAATTGTACCTTGATATTTCTTGTCCAACTTAGTTGGTTTGCAAGCACGGGCAGAATAAGTGGTATCTAGTTTACCAGACCCGGAACGAATTACCTTGATATCGTATCCAGTTTTTGGGTCTGTCATATCACCTGCCTCATCTTCATCAAGGTAAAGGTCAATGATATCCTGGTATACTGAGCGAGGAACTAAAACTCCCTTATCTTTGCCTTCGTAATCTACCTTACTACCCTTTTCATCTGAGTAAATGATACCACCGATAACATATCTTCTTCTTGGTACCAGGTTCTTGGCAAGTTCCTTGTCATCTTCATCATTGGAGTTTTTCAATTCTTGGTATTTCTCCATGAATGGGCAAGGTTCATCAAAAGTAGCCGGAGATATAACTCCTCCCAAATTGCCACCCAGGTAGAATTGAATAATTTCGATACCCAATTCTTGGTCATCACCCGGAGATTTAATTCTCATCCTCAGAGTTCCCTCTTTTGGATATACTAACCCACTACCATTTACCTTGGATTCTAGCTGTTTCTTTCTAGCTAGCATCTTTTCTTTTGTAGAAAGTCCCTCCGATGAAACTTTCTTTTTCTTCTTGTCTTTTATCATAATGATTAGTTTTAATTATTCGGTTCTGAGTAAACTACTTCGTTCATACTCAATACGGTAAGAACGTTTTTCTCTAAAAGTTGTTTGAGAGCAGGAGATAGTTTGTCCGTTTCGAATTCAAGTTCTTTACCTGCATACAAACCATAGGTAACTATTCTACCTACAGCAACCAATTCTCGGTAGGTTTTGTATTCTTCGGTAATTTCCCCACTCTTTACTACAACCCCTTTACGAGGAACTCCCTCTTTTACTTGTTCAGGAATAATCAAACCGGATTTAGTTTGATTTACCTCCTTTGGAGATAAAATAAGTACCCGGTTTTCTGTTGGGCATCCGGGTAATTCTTGATTAAATTTCTCAGCTACAAGAGGTGAGATAAATGTCATTGAATAATTCATATTCTAATACTGTTTTTAAAAGTTAGTAATTATTTATAGTTCAATGGGTTAACCCTTTCTTAGATTCGCATTAATAGTTCTTAATATATTCTCCCGACTCTCATAAGCTTTACATATAGCTATGAACTTATTTGCTTTTTCTACAGCTTTTAAGTATCTCTCATAAATGGAAGAATACTTCTTGTTAAGATTTGCCTTATGAGAAACATATTCGTTATTCCACCTTTCATTGGCATCCTTATAATATACCCAAGCATTGGAATAGGCTTCATCCTTTTCCCTTGCTAGTAAATCTCTTTCCTTTATATACTTATCTCTAAGAGAGCAAAGAATATAATAACTAGAAGGAGATTCTCGTAGCTGAGAGTTAATGATATTCTCATTGATAGATAATTCCTTTTGAATATCAATCTCAATAAGTTTACCTTCAAATTTAACCTTTAGTTTTTTCAGTTCCGTCTTCATAAACTTCTAATAGGTTTTTAAAGTCTTCTTTACTAAATTCCCCTTTGCTTATTGCTTTAGTTACTTGAGCAAAAGCCATTTGATAAGAGAGTTTCATACCAGGCAAATTAAGAAGAGATTTATAGATGCTTATCTTATCTACCAAAGCCATTAATCTTAAGTCACATAAGTTATCAGTACCACCCCTATCGAGTAAGGATAAAAATGCAGCCCAATAAATATGGGTAGCATCTTCATAAGCAAGTTTACCATCCTCATCTGTAGCCATTACTTTAAAAGCCAATCCCTCTAAAGTAGTAAGATTAGTTTGTACTTGAGATAACTGGGTCTTTAATCGGTTAAGTAACATCTTTTCTTGTCCACTCAACCTTAGATTAACCCCATCTAAATACTTAAGTAAATTTTCGATAGAATAACCTAAACACCCTGCAACCATATAAGTAAGGGCAGTTAGCTTACTTGCATTATCAATCTCTTTCTGTGTTGCCATAATCTCATAAATTTATATTATTTATGTAAACATAGTATCCTCTCTTTTCGATGATGTAATGGTTGATACAGATTCTGAATGCTTCAGATTAGTTTTACAATTGGGGCATTGTACTATCCTAAAATAATCCCCAGATTTTTTATAAACCCCAAAAGTTTCACTGGTATCATATTCAAATTCGCAATCACATACTGGGCATTTAGCCCTCCATACTGTGGGTCCGTTCAAAATCTTTTTCATAACGTTTTCTTTTCTTAATATATTTATATACTAACATTGGTGATATCTCATACTTTCTAGCAAGTTTTGCTTTTATCATACCAGTATCATACTCATAAAGTAATTGAAGTATATCGGGTCTACTTAACTTTGTATCTGAAAATTTAAATCTACCCTCTCTAATACATTGTTGAGTATTTTCCTTAGCAGTACCCCAATATAAGTTCTTATAATGATTATGAGTTCTTATATTATCCTTATGACATACATACTTATGATTATTTGGGTTTGGTACATATACTAATGCTACTAATTGATGAATGTTATAAGTATACCTATATCCATTCGTATCCCTAATAGAAACTATAACGTATCCGTTATTTTTAATTCGATTAAGGGATAATTTTACCCAACCTTTACCATTATAATTAGAATATACCTTACCATTCTTGGTAACATGGTAATTAGGTCAACCAATGCAATCTAAGTTTCCCTTTAAAATCTTCCTCATACTGCTTTATCTCTTTACTAAACAATTTAGGATAATCCTTAATGATTACATTCTTATACTTCTTATGTTCTTCCATATACTCCTCTACTGAGAAATCTGGTTGAAGCATCTTTCTATAATCATACCCAGGAATAAAAGGTAATTCTTCTGCCATTGACCTACCAATAGAGAAGTCCATTGACATATCTACATCATCCACTTGAAAACCAAAATATTTCTTAGTACTGGGGTTTCTCAATATATCCCATATTTTAAAAACAGTCCAAGTATTAATATATTCAGGCTTTGAGTAAAAATAGGCTGCATCATGAACAGTTGCTACTTCAAGCATACGTGGTAATTTACCTTGTCTCATTAACCAATAAACAAGGATAGCTCCGAAGTTGGTCATATTTGCTGCAGCACCTTGACATGGGAAATTAAGTCCCAAACGAATAGCATAAGCAACTTCTTGTTTGTCGTTTGAGTATATCTGGGGTAATCTTCTCTTAGTACCAAATAACTGGGTATAATACCCATGCTTACGAAGAAATTTCTCTTGCTTCTCTTTGAACTTAAGTATCTTTGGGTGTTTCTCAAAGAACTCCGCCATTTCTTTATGGGCTTCTTCTTTAGTAACTATAATACCAGCTTTTGGGTCGGATAATTTTACTGCAAGTAAAGCTTCTCCAATACCATAAATCAAACCGAATGCAATTTGCTTAGCTTGTTTTCTTCTAGTCTTCCATAATTTATGGTCAGGATGATTTTCATCTTCGTATATTTTAGAGGCTTCCTCAATTGATACTCCATATTTTGCTGCTGCTATACCCAAGTGAGGGTCAGCCCCCTTTGCAAAAGCATCAAGATATGTTTCATCACCCGATAGATGAGCCATCATTCTTAACTCTGCCTGTGAGTAGTCAAATGCCATATATAAATATCCCGGAGGAGCAACTAATTGTTTCTTGATATTGGGGTCTACCGATGTCTTTGGTATCTGCTGCATATTTGGGTCTGCAGAACTAAACCGATTAGAGTCTGTACCATGTATATTATACCTACCGTGTAATCTAGAATCATCTTGTACCTTTTCCCACCATCCATAAATATAGGTCTTATACATTTTCTCTAACCCTCGTAATTCAAGAAGCTTATCAAGGAATATTGCCTTTGGTGAATCTGGCTTTTTAATCGTTAACCTAAGGTTAGTAAGAGTTTCTTCATCAGTACTTGGTTTACCAGATTCATTATCCTTAATCACATCAAAATGAAAGCCATCTTCTGAATACATCAATGCAGGTAAATCAACTGGGCTACCCAAATTAATGGGCCTTATTAATTCTTGTTCCTTTTTAGTTGTGAATATACCTGCTTTGATATTTGAGATTTTCTGTTCCCTTGATGCAATCTTCCGTTTATCTTTTGGGTCATTATAATCTAACTCTTCAAGTTCGTCTTCAATAGACTGAATATATTTATCAATCTTTTCTTGGTTATACTTCTTTTCGAATTTCTTTACTCTTGGCAAAGCGTATATTGCGTCTCTAGCAGCATCTATTTTTGGTTTATATTCTTCCAAAAGCTTTTTATTGAACTCAGTATCTAGATATAAACCCTCCTTTTCTACCGATGTTAGTACTCGTGAATTACACATGAATAAATTACGGAATACCGAATACATACCTAAATCCACCAACTTCTTCTCAAAGAATATCATTAACCTAAGAGTATAATCTGTATCTTGACACCCATAATGGCAAAGTGGGTCTAATTCTTTTTTATCCCAAGGTATTTTATCAAAAGCATCTTGTTTCTCATAATTACCATGCTCAGGCAAATACCTTCTTACCATTGATTTTAGGTCATGGGGTTTTTCCTCATTAAGAACATATTTTGCAAGCATACCATCTAAACAAGTACCCCTATAGAATATTTGATACTTTTGGTTTATCTGGTCATCAAACTTCCAGTTCCATGCAACCTTTACAATGTCATAATTCTCGATTACCTCTTCCCCAAATTTCTTTAGCATCTTTTTCCAATTCCAACCCGGTGAAGTATAATCTTTTGTTTCGAAATGGTCTAAAGGAATGGAAGCACCAAACCCTGGCATCCAGGATACTGAGAGTATAGTTGGCTTAAAACCCTTATTATATATTGGTTCTGCATTTGTTTCGTAGTCACAGCAAGCATAACCTGTAGCTTTACAACAATCAATAAGTTTCTTAAGCTCTCTCTTGTTTTTTATTATTGTATACCGTGTCTCCATATTTTAAAATAGAAAAAGGGACATACCCACCAGTAGTAGATACATCCCTCATTATTAGTATTTCTCTTGTAAGTCTTCCAAATTAGATGCTAATGATGTCCAATCTTTCTTATAAGCATGAAGAGAATCGATTGTGTGATACAGATAACCCGGTTTTACTCCTACCTCTTTAGCTACATATTGCATGAGTCTCCATGCAAGATATACATCATTACCGAAATGTTGTACAAAGTCCGAACTTCTTTGATGATAGCAAATATGTAATACCTTCTCTCCTTTACCATTCTGACGGATAAGGAAATCATAATACATTGAGCAAGGTATACGTTTACTTCCATCGAGGAATCTTAAATCTGTACCATGGAATATAGGGAGTACTGCTTTACGAGTATCATTATCCCTCTTAAGAAGTTCAATAACTGATTGCATTGCTGAATCACAGTTAAAAGAAGTACTACCATAAATGTCTAACGAGTTCCAAATACGCTCTGGGTAGGTGTAATCAAACTTACCATTCACCAAAAACTGTTCCCATAAATCTTTTCTCAATTCCCAAGCTTTACCTGGATTTAAATCATACCAACCAATTCTTTCTTTAAACTCGGCATCTGCCCATTCCTTTGAATGAGAGAATATGAATAACCATACTGGGTCTCCAAGTGAAGTTAAACAATATTGTTGGCAAATGAGTTCTTTTGTAATAAAATCCTCATTACCTTCAATCACTTTATTTTGATAGGTCTTTGGTTTTACAGTTTGACCATAACTGTTGAGTTCTCTGCCCATTTCAGACATTAACTCAAAACTGTTAGAATATATCCTCATATAATATAAATATTTAATTGTATGACATTGTAGAACTAACCCAGGTCATATGCCAGTAGCGATATACAAAATCATCAAAATCCTCTACCTCTTTTAATAACAAGGGTATATCTGGTTCTCCCCCGTTCTTTTTAATCTCAAAAACTTGGTAATAGAATTTGTTTACTAATCCTATACGCTTCTGATTTAAAAATTCCTTAGCTTCCATTGTTCTTTTGTTTTAAAAGTTTCTTTTTATAGGCTTTACGTTGAGAGTAAGAGATTACATTCTCCGGGTATTCTATATCCTCATACTCGAGAAGTAATTCTTTTGCTTTCATTGATTTATATGTTTCCTCATATAAATCTGGTCGAAGCACTTTAAAACTTCTAAAGAATACCTTGAATGAAGAGAATTCCTTCTCTGTGCCCTTTTGGAATTTTTTCCATATCTCTTTTATCCTCTTATTCCATGAATTCTCCTCTGCTCCTTTAAGTACCTTCTTCAAAGGTTTATGGGTATGATACATTAGAAGTGTCTCCACATTTCCGTACATTTGAGTTGCAAATAGGTTGATTTGTACCGACTGATCTGGTCCGTATACATATTCTGACATACGCTGGATTAAGAGGAAATCGAAGATTAGTCTCTTCGTAATCTCGGAAGCTCGTATTACCATAGTTATTACCGGTATATCTTCCCCAAACCGTTTTGAGAATGTAGCAGCTATCAGACATTGTTTACCATTATCATGATGATTGTTAAACATATAGGTTATATTGTAATTCTGATTATACTTATTTCTCAGTACTCTCAGTTTACTACGCAACAAGTCAAGCTTATTAAAATCTATGTAGTTATTCAATAAGCTAGTCCACTTAGTTTCTTTGTAATTGAAACATCTCCCATAATCAAATTCGGGGTCTACCCATGCTTTTCGTATTTTTATAAATACATTATACACTACTGCTACCCCACTATTAGCCATAGCTCCTTTCCCAAATAGGATTGGGTCTAATCTTAGGAATCCCTCATTGAGTTTTTCCCATGCTTCCTGTGAAGTAGCAAATTCTAACGAATGGAGGGACTCCTCCGTATTAAGTTGAAGCCCCTCTAATTTCTTATTCCAACCCGACATATAATTGGCTGATTTTTAATTGGTTACTAATAATTTGTAGTTTGCCTCCATAAATTGAGACGTTGTTTTTTAAAGAATAAACTAAATAATCCGCAAGGAGTAAACCCATTCATGGCTAAGAATCCCATATAGAGATAGAAAGCTTTTACTAATGATTCCTGAAAATCTATTTCTTTGGTCATTACTTGAGTTTGTTTCCAGGGTCTACATTTAAGGAAATTCCTTGCTTTATTGAGTTCATATATTACTTCCCATAAATATAGCTTCTCATTTTCATGAGATATCTCGCTCATTTCATGAAAACCTGGGGTATAAGAAACTATCTTATAGTATTCTGCTCTATCTTCTTTTGCCCAATCAGTTGAACTTAGTATAGGATATTTCCTTACACTTCGATGATCTGGGTACTTGATGAATAGGTCTTTGACTCCAATTACCATTACCTCAAATAAACTCTTGGCATCTTGATATTTTAATATATCTTCTGGCAATATATTAGAATACAAAAGCAAAGTAAAGAAGAATCCCAAGGCATCTGCTTGTTCCTCATTTGCATTTGCTAGATGATTTAATACCTGAGTGTATTCTTCTGAGGTTAAGCAATCATTATTCCATCCATAATCACGATATATAGATACTACTTCATCGGTAGATTCGAATCCTTCGGTTAATTCCTCAATAACCCTACCAATAAAATCCTTTAGGATAACTTGGTTCTTTGGGTTATTTATATCTAAAGGATAATCAGGTAACCTTTCTATCTCTTTATACCCAAAGAATTGTTCTATCCCAAGATCATACATTTCTTGTAGTATCCGTGCCTCAGTTTCTTCTACCTGAGGCACTTGTTCATTTATATTCCTTATGTCCACTATTTTATGTTTTGAGATGAACCAAATCCTTTATCTCCTCTACTTCCCCACATTTGAGATTCTGAATAGAATTCCTCTTGTTGAATTTCCTCGGGTTCAGTAATATAAACTGGTACATGAATAAATTGTACCAGCTTTTGACCAGCCCCGATAACCTGAATTTCTTGAGAAGTGTTATATATCCCAATATGTATCTCTCCAACATAAGGGGAATCCACTATCTCGGCAGTAAAGATTAACCCTTCCTTAGTAGCTATACCAGATTTGTTTGCTGCCATTAACATAGATGCAGGAGGTTCTAGCAAACCTTTGATACCCGATGGGATAAGTATACGATGACCTGGTTTTAAAGCTATATGCCTTACGAAATTTTCATTAAATGGAACTAAAGTATACCCATTTGAATCAAATTTGTTCTTGTCATGAATATCCTCAGGATGTAAATCAGTTGGTACATAAAAATCTAACCCAGCATCATTTGGGTTTGCTCTGTTGGGAGATACTACCTCCCTTACTTTGATAAATCTAAATCTGTTCATAATATATTACATTTACGTAAAAGTTGTCCAAAGGTTAATTTCTCGGGTCTAGAAACATGTACTCCCAATGAATTACACATCCTGATTACATCGGTAGAACCCTCCATACATAAATTAGCAAGTACATCTTCTTGCTTTACAAAATAGTTTGGGTTGTTAAGGTATACCTTGAACATAGCCCATATCATCTCTATTGGTTTCATTATTTAGTACATTCTTTATAAAGTTCTCTAATACGTTTTCTTGGTACTTCGAATTTCTCAACGGTTTTGGTAATAACCTCTTTTCTGTCTTTCCCTTTCCGAATCAAGCCTCGGATGTATTTCTTGATACCAACGGTATCTTCAAGTACATCTAAATCCTTGTATTGATTCTTCTGTTCAAGTTCTTTCCTGGTGATGTTCAAGTTCTGGGACATCTTGAATGCACATAGTTCTGAGTCTCCGCATAGTTTACATTCTTTGGTTGATAAATCATATCCAATACCAAAGCAAACATCGCCATTAGTTCCCAACTGAGTTAAATCTATGGGAGTAAGAATATCTTGCTTCGATAAATCAGGAAGTTGTTTCTTTTTCTTAGCCATTATATATCCTTTTTACGTTTATAATAAATGTATATCTCACTGTTATCTTCTATCGGAACATAGGAATAACCCATGTTATTAATAAATAGTTCCCTGAGTTTATATAATTCTTGGTATGAATTTCTATCATGACTCTCTTGACATACTTTGACTACCATACCATTACTCCAGTACAGATAGAAATAATGAGTAAAGCATTCGGGAGTATTTTGAGAAGTTTCCAAGCTTGATATCCATATCAAATCTCTACAGTTGAATACATGTTTAGGATTATGTACCTCCCCAACAACGAGAGACTTAAACCATTCTTTAATCTTCCTCATCATAAGTATAATTAATGTGTTTACAATTAGGACAGACCCATTCTTTGAAATGCCATCCTTTGATTTCCAAATCCTCTTTATGAAAACGTTTCTTGCATGAATGACATTGATAACCATCCTTAGAAAATATGAAGTCTAAAGCGAGTATTATTATCATAATAACCACCGCTGTAATTAAAATATATTTCTCCATCACTGAAAGCCTTTAATTTTCTTTTTAGTGTTATTGGGTTTCCTTAAGAGTATCCAGCAATAAATACCCGATGCAGAGATTTGAATTATCCTCCAACCATCTGATAAGAGAGTAGTTAGTTTAGTATCATCTTCGTCTCTGATACATATTAGTTTATCATTATTCATAATGCCTATATGCTTATTAATTGTAATCTTCTTTTCCTCCTACGGAGAAAAAGTAAATACTCATAGTACTTCTAGTTAACTCTTAATAAGGCTATGGTTAGGATGTTTCTTCCATAGCTTATCTAACAGTATTACTTTCAATTCTTGTCTCTGATAATATTGCTTCCGATGTTTACCGTGCCTATCTAAATAATTCCCGGGATAGCGAAGGTCATCAAGGTATACTTTCTTTTTCGATTTATCAGTTCTTACCAAACGACCAAGGAACTGAATCGATTTTTCTTGGCTATCCATACTTGCTGCATTAAGTAAATACCTAAGCTTAGGAAAGTTTTTACCTCGAGCAATGATGGTAGTTGATACCAGGATATCTATTTTGCCTTCCCTAAAATCCCTCATTATTTGTTGTCTTAATTTAGATTTAGTATTAACATGAACATAGGCAATATTATAGGCATCGCCCAGTTTCTTTTTAAAGAATTTATATAGATTTTCACAATGTGCAATATGCTTACATACTACGAGAGCAGGGTATCTACCTTGATTAATATTCCATCGTAATCGATCATAAGCCATGGTCCACGCGGTATTATTTTCTGTAATAGAATCATCATATATTTCCTTATAGGATATACAATCAGATTCCCAATTGCCATACCAAGGTTTACCGGGTACCATCTTTACGATAGTTTTAGTTGAGTAACCCTTTTTGATAGAATCCTTGAGTTTGAACTCAGCAAGTACTTTACCAAAGAAACATTCTAAGTTCATATTCTTAACCCTATCCTTAGCAAGCTTACTCATATAAATCGTACCAGATAATCCTATACGAATTCTGGTATTAAATAACCGAGTGATTACATTCTGATATTGCTTACTACCTCCTTGGTCAGCCTCATCTATAAGTACCATATCTATTTGAGATAATTCCTTTTGATAGAATCTCATATTTCTCGAAATAGATTGAACCATACCTATAGTAAAGTTACTCCAGTTTAAAACCTTGCCTTGAACAAAAGTGATATCTTCTCCGGGAAGATATTGCTTAAATTCTTCTCTAGCTTGATTTAACCAATCCGAATCATTAGTTATTAGCAAAGTCTTTAACTGCTTCTTATAAGATAAATATAAAGACGACATGATAAGTGTTTTACCTGCATTAACAGTGTAATCTAATACGCCAATATGAAAAGGTGTATTCCCTATCTTATTATTGATAACTGCCTTAACAGCTTTCTCTTGCTCTGGTCTTAATTTATATTTGCCTATATTCGTAACTACTTTACTGACTTTAGGTAAAGGTTGTCTCATATCTACAACTTTAGGTTTAATCCCCATCTCAATACACATATCGTATACTTTGGGAAGTAAACCTATTTTAAATTGCCCAGTCTTGGTGATGTAATGAATCTTACCGTCCCAATTCTGCATACCTCTTTGCCTTGTACGTAAGTAGAAAGCATTCGGATGTCGAATGGCAAACTCATTATAAAGTTTCTGTGCGAACTTAAGAGGTAAGTCAAGTTCGCACATATTCCCATTCTGAATAATTATCTTACTCATTTGATAATTACCGTTACACCCTTAGTGGCTTTATCCATGCCCATTGCTTCCTTAAGAAGTTTGATATGATGTTCCTCATCGGCAATCAATTTCTCAAGGAAATAATTCACGTCATCGTAATCTGGACGTTCCTCGTATTGAGCAATTGCTCTTTGGATTTTCTTGTAGTGACCAATAGTTTCTATCTCGGAATTCAAAGCAATCTTTAAAGCTTGTTCCCAAGTAGAACCAATCTCAATCGTAGGATTAATATTCATGGTAGAGTAATCCTCATAGGGATCTGCCTTTTGTAAAAAGTCCGATATCTTATCAAGGTGTCTCATCTCTACCAAACCAATACCCAACATCAATTCTGATACCTCCTCGAATCTAGAAGACTGTTGGGTATACATAATAATTGCACTTAGTTCTGAGAACTTGGCATTCTTCCAAATCGCATAGAACATATTAATTATCTCATCAGGCCAAGGGTCGATATCCTTAAAATCTGGATAAGTTACCGATTGGTCTGAATACTTGAGGACATCTATAAAAGCATTAGCTGCATCCTCTACTCTGTTTCCGAAAAATTGTAAACCTTTCATATCATTTTCTTATTTTATCCCAAAGACTCCCCTCTACTTGAGGCTCGTCTAAGGTTCGTTTATCTTTATTTTTATATAAGTATTTATTATATCTTTCGATAGCCTTATCATTATACATCTGACTTGGTTCTGGTAATCCATTACACCAAGCAAGGGCTTCGAACTGGGCATCCAAAAATTGAAATACATTCCAATCCTTTTCATCCATTAGATTATGAATCCTAAGAAAGTGAACATATTTCTCTGGCTGATGTTCATAAGATTCATAAATACCAGTAACACTAGCAACTCTTTTTATGAATTCATCATGGATGTCTTTGGTAAAGCCTGGGTCCTTATCCCCCTTGAGTTCTAATTCGGCCTCTACCTGATTAGTAATGTTCTCCTGCATGGATAATAACCTTTGCATAACATTACGATAATCAGTCATCCTCTTTAACCCAGTCTCAATGTATTTAATAAAACCTTCCCGGGTATCAAATTTAAAATCTTCACAAAAGGTATTACATACTTCTGCAAGCTTTTTACAATTTGCCCATTCTCGGGAATTACTCTCATTTATTTTACGAACTCCCCGATGTTTTAATTTTATACGGGTTGCGTATAAAATATCAGCAACAAGGGCAGCATCCCCCTTAGATGCTAGTAAAATGTTAGAAACTTTCTTAGTATTCTTATTGTTAGAAACTAAGACTGCTCTATGATTTATTGCCCCTTTTCGAGCAATAACAAAAAAAGCCTCAACTGGGAAGTTATCTACCTCTAAGGTATTTAATATTTCCTCAAATTGAGACTTAGTAATGTGAATACTGGGTTCTCTCATTTTACTCTATTACAAACTAAAACACCATTAATACAACCCTCGTTATTATCTATTGGGCATTTCTTCCCATAAAGGTTTTTAGTGGGAGAACCAAATGATACATAATATGAACCTCTACTGGTACCTACATACCAAGTAACATTTTCGGGTAAGTTTAAAGTATAATCCCTAACTTTACCATCAACCATCTCACATCTGAAAACCATATTCTTCCTTGGTTGAGGTTTTTCAAACCAACTTACAACTGGGAAGAAATATCCCATAATTAAAAGAGCAGCCAAAACTATTGAAGTCTTAACTACATAATCGATTATCTTCATCATATCATTATTAATTTTAAGTTATATAATATAATAGGTAATCCTTACTCCAAAGAGTTTCGGATTTGAATTAAATCTTGATAACTTTGATACCTTGTTTGATATACTAACCTAAGAGTTTCTTTTCTACCTAAATCATTTACATCTTTTCCTTCTGGTAAAAACACCACCTTGACTTTTTTATAGGCAACAAGTTTGAGCGCAAGATTGATTGCATATTTCTTGGCGTCTGGGTCCAGCAATATAATGAATCTTTCGCATGAGGATTTAAGTAGTTCATTGACTTGGTATCCAGATATAGCTTTACCCATTGTGGCAATTCCTCTATCCCCAATAGTAAGGGCATTGAGTGCACCTTCACAGATGTATACCGACCTATACATCTCCAACGCATCATAATTAAATATGATAAATTCTTTGCCAACTCCTGTGATATCTTTGTTAGGGTTGTTATACCGAGGACCTTGCCCGATAACATTTCTCGCGTTATAATATCTAAGTTGTCCTCTGTAATAGAAGGGTATAATAAGGTACCCAAAGTAAGCCCCTTTCGTCGCATAGCCAACTCCATGCTTAGACAACTCAGAGATGACAAAGCCACGGCTTTTGACATATCCTCTAATGCTTTTTGCAACTTGTGACTGGCCAATGTTAAGGATTCTAAATCCTTCGGGTAAATACAAAGGTTTGGCTTCTGCAAGTTCAACCTTTTCTTCGTGAAATTCAAGTTCATCAAATTTTCCACTGTTTAAAAAGTTAATTAATTCATGATATGTTTCGAATCCTTCTATATCCATAACCAACTGTGAAGGATTCGGATGTTCATTACATCTGAAGCAATTGGTTCTATACATTGATAAGTTAACTCCCATTTTTAATTCCCTATGACAATAAGGGCATACTGGGAGTTTCATCCAGCCATGTTTATAATCAAATGCTCCAAGTCTTTTAATAAAATAAGTCTTAAGTCTAGACTTAAACTGATTTGTTATTTTCATGGTTTCTAATTGCTTTACGAATTACTTTTCGTATTCTCTTTAAATCCTCAACATCTAGATTACTAATGGAAGTTGTTTGCCAACCATTGTGAGATATTTCCAAAGCCAATCCATCAGTCCATCTGTCTTTTACTACTTTTACTTTTTTAGTTCTCATTTCTCTTTTTCTTTTTACCACAGATTCTACAGTAAGTTCTCGTACAATATTTAGTATAATACTGAGCCCTCTTCCTACCGCCTTTCTTTGAAAAGATAGCCTTCCTGGGTTTCTGTCTGGTTTCCCACCAATGCTCAATTACCCAATCATGAATACCGAGTTTGCATTTATATATCTCCAGTTGTCCTTTCTCTTTTCTTGGAATCAGCATCAGGATTACCTTTCTTAAAAGATTCCTCAAGTTTTTTACCGTATAGTTCATCGTAGTTCTTTCTTTGTTCCCTTGTAAATTCCGTACATCTTTGCCTTTCGACATCGCATTTGAATAATGCTCTACCGGAAGGAAGACCATCCCTTTGTACTACT